GTTTCATATGTTGTAGTAGTAGCGCCATTATATCCCAATATATTTAGAGCAGTTGCCCCGTGAATGACTCCCGCTGGAATCCGCTCTAATATATTTGTTACTGTATTAAATCCCATTTATCCCTGCTACGCACAGATATACGTTAATGCTGCTGCTTTCCAGCAAATATGTGGGCCTATGCCAGTTACCAAAGTACAAGCGGCATCGGTTGCGCCACCATTACAGGTAGAACCTGATTCACCATAGATCTTTGGAACACCTGCTGTGGTGTTTAAAAGTATCTGGATAGATCCTATAGGTGTAGCAGTAACAAATTTCCAACCTACGGTACCATTGGCACCTGTAAGCTGATGCACTGGCTTGGTTGCTGATAGAGCTGCTGCATCTGATACAGTTGTGCCCGCTCCTGCTACAGCCTCTTCATAAGTAGATTGAAAGTTAAGGCCGCCACCTCCTAGAAATGCAGTATTAAAAACCTTAGAGCTACTACCTAAATTTATAGCATTAGTTGTCTGCGGTACGAGTGACTCAGCAATCGAATCATTAAGTTTAGTACATAATGCGATAGCTTGCGCAGGTGTAAATGCGGGCATTAGCTGTGTTGCACAAGTATCTGCATATGCAGAAGTCGCACTAATAGCTAAAAGAAACGTAATAAAAATCTTTTTCATAACTTATACCTTTCTTGGTCTACGATTTTTTAATTCCTCTGGGCTTATTTCTATAGTTGGTACTGATGGCTCCTCTACTGGCGCTTCTGGCTGTTCATCCCCTGGATCAACTGCCCTAACTCCTCTACCTCGGCCTTTTGACCTTAATGTCTCAACTTCTCTTTTTAGTCGAGCTACTTCAATTTCTAGTCTATCTGCCTTACCTGCCTTTCCTTGAGGTGAATTAATTTTCAGCCATTGCTGTGCTATATCGCGAATTTCAAAGCCAGATTGATCTTTGATTTGCTCACATTCTACTTCATTCATCTCTGCTACTTGCTCAAGAGTATGAATACCGAACATATGTAACTCGGTAATTGTTGAAGGCTGCAAAAAGTCAAATTCCTCTATTGAGTGCCCATCTGGGATTTTGCCTTCACGGAAGAATTTATATTGACGATGAAACTGCCTTTTAGAAAAATTATCCGCTATATCTTCTTTAATATTAGTATCGCCCTTAGTTTCAACCCGGATCATTTCTACGATTTCTTCGTATGCATCCTTGAAGGGAATACCTGTTTTAGGATCAATCTCAAAAAGGGGCTTTCCTTTCTCATCTTTTGCGCGAATAGGTTTTCCTTGAGCATCAAGGGCTATAGATCCATCATCCTGCTTTACATAAAGAGGGCGCGCTTTGAATGAAAGTCTTTTTTTATTATAAAATTTTACGTTTTGCTTTCCAGACTGTTTTAATGTCCCGTCCGAATTAATTTCTACATCTGCCAATAGTGGGGATTCAAAGGTATCTATACCGTCCATGCTTTCCTTATAAAGTTAGGGGGCTAAACTTCAGCCCCCATCAAACTATTTCAACCAGCTCATGCCTTTAAGAGTTGTCTTAAATTGCGTAGCTGCTTGAGTTGTCACAGTTGCCATCAATGTGGCGCCAATAAGCGGTATTGTTGACCCAGAAGAATCATCGTCTAGTACCCCTGCTGTTGCAGTTGAATAGAGAAGATTTCCTGCTGTAACGTTAGCTGCTAGAACTTTTGCTGTAGTGGAATTATCCCACAATACGCCGTTCAAACAGACTACCAGTCCCCAAAAATACTCAGAGGCTGCTACTGCGAACTGAGGGACGCAAGCAAAGCCGCCTGCTGTACCTATTGCTGTAGCTGTAGTTGTAGTAGCTGAAGCTACTGCACCAGGGCCTCCGGCTAGTGTTCCCGAACAAACAGAATACGCATCTATTGCTGCGGCCGTAGCCAAGCAATAAACCCACGTACAACCATTAGATTCGTATACACTTCCTACTTGCGCTTGAGATGTAGTACCATCTGAAGCCGTTAAATTTGGTTTACCTTGTAACATTTTAAATCTCCCTAAAAATTAAGAATCATACATTACAGCGTTTAGCCCTGGGTTGTTCATCGTGAGATTTCCAATACCCAGAAGGATCGCTGCTTCCACCAACTGATTAAACGATGTGCGCTTATTTAGCGGTTGGAAGTTGTATCCTGCATACATTTTTAGTTTGAAGGTCTTTGTATTTAGCAAATACCCTCTGTCTACTGCTATGTGAGATAGACCGGAGAAAATCTTGCCGCCTGCTAGTACGCAAGTAACACCTTCGATAACACAGTTATCAAAATTTGCTTCGTACATATCTTTATCAACTGTGATTCTCTGTTTGCCAGAGAAGGAATCACATGCTGCGTTGTAATATGTTTGACCAAATAGACCCAAATCAGGTTTATCGGTGCCTCGTACAATCAAATTCTTTACGTATCGAGTACGGGATTCAATATTGCTTGAATCTGTAGCTGATCCGAAAGTTGATACTAGATTTACTGAGCTATTACGAATTGCTGAATAAGTAACTCGCGACAAGCCACCTATCGATCCAGTATTGTTAGTGTCGGGAAGGTAACCCTTTACTCCGGCAAAGGCCTTACCACCATAAGTAGTACCATCACCTTGAAGCATGGCTTCCATAACGTTCCATGTAGACTCATCTGCTATTTCTTGACGCTCATCCATCAAGTCTAAGAAAGCTGATTCGCCTTGGTTCTGTGCCTGCTCTAATTCATTAATTACAGTAGGAGTAACAATGATTTTAGGAGTATATGCAAAAGAAGCTAAGGTATTGTTATACCCCATTGTGATCTCCTCATCTGCATCAATTAGCTGCACATACTGATTTTGTGCAATTCTGATGTTTTCAGAAATGAAGCGACCACCAGAGATAGTTTTAATACCTCCATTTTTTCGCATCTTCCATACTAGTGGAATATTATCTGCTACCGCATCAGCGGGTTTCTTTTCTCTTAACTCCCAAGTTGTAGAGTAAATATCACTAAAATTATCTGCCACTTAAAGCCTCCTAATAACAGGAGACTAAAAAGTTTAGTGTCCCCTGTGCATTTCTATAGCCTTTGCAAGCGCTGCTCTTTTTGAGAGCTTGCCCGAAAGGGTTGAATCGTTAACGCGTGGTGCAATCCTTCCTGGAATTGCCGCCGTTGCGCGCCTAGATTTTTCAATATGTTTCTGATTGCTTTGTGTGGAGACTGTTACTGGTGCGCCTGATACCTTACCACCTAGTGCTATGTAGGCCTCTCGGACTACTACAGTTTCGGTGGCGTTAGGGAATCGACGTCCGACCAGGGCCCTGAAGCCGGGATCGGAAGTAAGAGATCCTAACTCTCTGGCGAAGTCGATACCCGCTTGACTGTTATCTAGTAAGCCGGGGAATACAGGATCGCCCGTTCGAGTTTTTAAAGATCCAAGTTCTGCAAAGATAGTATCAAAAGTTTGAACCGTCTTATGAAAAACTTGTTGTTCTTTATCCCTTTTTAATTCTTCTACGGTTTTCTGTAAAGCCTCTAGTTTTGATTCTTCTACTACCGCTGTTTGATTAGGTGCTTTATCTAGATCGATACCTATTCTTCTGAGCTCTGCTTTTACGGTTGCGGGATCACCTTTTTTAAATTCTTGGATTAAAGCTAGTGCCTCCATGATAGCCTTTTCGGGGCTAACACCTTCTGATCCTCTTGCCTCAATATAAGGAGCCGCCATCTTAGCTAAATCACGGTATGTTTTCCCTTCTTCTCTTGCTAGCCTTGCCTCTGTTTGGGCCCGTGATATTTCTGCTGTTCTTGCGTCATGTATCCGTCTAAATTCTTTTTGGATAGTCGCTATATCCTTATTCTTCCACGCCTCTTTACCTGCTTTGCTAAATTCTGCCGGTGGTTCTGGATCTGCCTCCACTGCCTGGCTTACTTCTTTTCTACTTGGCTCTGAAGTTATTTCTTTTTCAGGTCTTTCTTTACCTTCGTTGACTATTTTAACGGCTTCCTCTAGTGCAGCCCTGTTTGACATTCCATCGAACTTGGGTGCTTCTACTGTTGTCTCTTCTACTGGCTTCTCTAAAAGTACTTCATTGGTTGGCATTTCATTTGTCATATTTCTACCTTCGCTTCTTTTAATAATTTAGTTAATCCTGATTTTTTGGCTACTTCTTCTTGTTTTTCTGCTTCCTTTTGAAACTTTTGTCTGATTTCTTTTGGATCAGCCCTAACCTTGCGTAGCGCTTCTAAGCTTGCTCTGCGCCTATCTTGTTTTAGCTCTTTTGCTTTTTCCTTTTCTCCTTTTTCTATGTACTTGCGCGGCTCTTTAATACTGCCAAATGTTATGGCTCCTGTTTCTTTGTCTAGCCTTTCCCATTCCTGCCGTGATTCTACTATACGGCATGCCTTTTCATGATAGGTAGGAGGCATTGAGTCAAATATAACCTGTGGCGCTGTATCAAACTTAGGATTTGGATCAGGAGGATAGCCTTCTTTTAAACATCCGGCTTCACTATCCCAGTACCAATGGCCCCCTTTGTTATCTTCAGGAAATTGGGGAGGCCAGCTAGATTCCTTTTCATTACCGTATTCAAAAACGCGGGATTTAATGCTCATAGCCCTCAAACTCATGCATAAATAAAAGTATTAGTTCCTCATCCTGCTTACGTCTTTTCTTCTTTTCAGCGTCCCATATTATAATTTGCTCTGCCTTAAGTTCTCGCTTTGTCATCTCCTCATACTTTGGATGCTTGCCAGTATCCCCATCGGTTTGACCAGTATCGGTATTACCAGCAGGAGAGCGTAAGTAGAATAAAAGTGTCATGGTGCTATTGTAGGCGTAGGCGTAGGACTAGGGGTTATTTCTGCTTTCTTAACTTCAATAAGCATCTGTAGCCGCTTACGCTGTGCGGACATATCCTGCTGTTGTCTACCTATAGTAACTATTTTCTGCTCTAATTCTATTTGTGACTTCTTTAGTAGATCGGTCGTCTTTTCTTCTACTACCTGCGCCTGTACCAAGATAGGAAACAAAATGGTTATAGGTAAAATATATTTTATCATGTTAACTCCTAATAAGAACTATAATAATAATCTGCACAACAAACTACAGAACCTGTTTGCATGGAATTAAATTCAAACTGATCTCCCACTAGCCCGCGAAGAGGGGGAATAATTAGTCCTGAGGAATATCCGGGGGTACCGCCCGTTATCCCTGTATTATCAAAAGCGGCGATTCCTCCATTCCAGACCTCTGTACCTGCACCGCCACCACCGACAAAATCAAAAGACAGCTCTGAGGCAGTAGTAGTATCAGAATTACGGCACGAAATAGCGCGTATGTACATGTAATATGAGCCAGACGCATTAACTATGGTACTCGGTGTTCCCGCTCCTAAACTTGTTGCGCATATCGTCCCCCTGAAACTACCTGGAAGTTGACCATCTATACTTACTGCTAGTGTTCCACTTGCATCAGTTTGTATGCCTGTATAATTATTTCTTGTTGTTGTTTCTGGTGTGTATTCCTGATCAGCGGGTTGATAATTAAATAAAGGCTTTACACCTGCGTCTCCTACGCTGCTAGAGGTTCCTGAATCGTGCAGTAAACTTGTAGCCGCGCTGCCATATCGCGAATCTAAAGCAGTATAAAGAGCATGGCCTATGCTAGTACCATTGCCAGTTACTACTAGATCCTTTTGCCTTCTGATATTAAAAGTGTTGCCGTTTGCTGGAGCGCTAGGAAAAGCGAACTTTACAGTGAATGAATTTGTACTAACTGTATCTACCCAGTTTATAACTCCTACGTTTGCAGCTACCCCAGAGATAAATTCTATAATATCCCCTGGCCTTGCCACATGAGCTGTTGCGTTTATGGTGGTGGTAGTAGTTCCGGTTTCTGAATTATCCGCTCCAATAACTTGAGTAGCAAGCATGAGCGCAATGTGTTCAGTTGGAGTTACAGCAGAATTAACTTTAGGTGCCGAGAATGGCTGATTAGCTTCTGTAATAGATGTGGCAAAAGTAGCCCCGGTACCCGGTTTGACATCCAATGGATTAGTAGGACCTACAGTTGTCCCATTATACTTGTATAGATCTACTTTATTCCCAGGAGCTGGTTGAGCTAATGCAATCGCTGGAAAAAGAACTAATACTTTAAGTAGCTTCTGCAACATAAACCTTCTTTGTGCTCCCTGATGCTTGATACATTCTGATTGCGCCTTGATAGACAAAGCCGTTTTTATCTAAGGGTAGAGTACCGCCAGCTACTAGAATAGCGGCTGATCCTGGCGTAATTGTTACACCATAATCAAATTCTATATCTGTGTCCGAAATGTTTTCAATATAGGCTCCGGGCTTTCTATTCGCATTTGCTGCAATAGCAGTGACTCCCGTACCGCCTGTTGTAATATCTACAGAGATTCCAGCAATCGTAACGCTTGAATAACCTGGAGCTACAGGAAACGGGGTTAGTGATGTGAACTCAACGCCCGATGAATTTACTAAAACTACAGCCTGTAATTCAGTCCCGTTAGGTTGCTTAAAGATTCCTACCGGATAGCTGTTAGTGGGGCTATTAGCTACGTTCTGATTGAGGGTTACGGTAGCCATTAACCTTCCTCATGTACTATCGTTTCTATGTCTCCGTTTTTGTCGCGCTTAACCCGGCTAACTCGCTTCTTCGGCTTCTCCGATGTTTTTATAATTTCTGCTGATGTTTCAAGAGGTGTATCTAGTTCTTTCTTTTTTAGAGCTACATCTAGTAATTTCTCTAACGATTCTATTTTAGAATTGCCTAACTGTGCCTGGTGTTCTGCTTGTAACCTTGCCTCAGTTGCCCATTTCTCTTGCTCATCTAGCTTTTTAAATTGCGCTTCTAGTTGGTGCTGTGCTGTTGCTAGTTTCTCCTCGAATACTACTACGCGGGCTTCGATCATTTGGTCAAACTGATCAACTTCTTTCTTATCTGCAATCTTTCGTAGCTCTACCATTAACTCGTCTCGCTTCAAGCTGATCTCTTCTTGAGCTAGCGATATATCAGCGCTTATCTTTTGGTATTCTGCCTCTAGTTTTGCCCTAGATGCTTCTGCCTCTGTGGCTATTTTCATCTGTTCGATCTGAGAATCTACGGTAACTTGATACTGTTGAATTTGTGTCTCTATTGCCGCAAGCCGATCTGTTTGGGCTAGTTTTGCGCCCTCTAGTTGCGATTTCATATCCATTTCTAGCTGCACAAGCCTGTCTGATGTCATGGCCTTGGCTTCTTCAAACTCTTGCTTTCTCATCTCAAGCTGTAACCGTCCCCCTTCGATCTTTATCTTCTCCATTTCTGGGTTTGGTTCTTCGGGCTTAGGCTGGCTTACCTTATCAATAGTTTTCTGAATGGCGTCTGTAATCTCATCAACGAATAGCTTTCCATCGGTCAGCTCTGCAATTACGTGCTTCATTATTCTAAGTTCAGCATCTGCCAGTTCAGGCATATCTACTGCCGTCTTAGCTGTACTCTCCATCATCTTAGTAATGGCATTAGCTGTTTCAATGGCCTGAGTCTTTTTCCATTCCTGGTTTATTGAGATTGTGGAGTCTGTTTCAAAATCTATGTGGAAGCGCCCGCGCCTATTATCTTTAAGAAGTGCCAAGGCAGGTACGTAGCGGTCTTTATCTTCAGGATCTAATGTCTGCGGTACGATGTAATCATCTATCGTTTGGTCAGAGAACATCTTTAGGCCAAGTTCCATGCCTAGCTGATAGTTGTCTTTGATCCATTCCTGCACTTTCCTCTGGTAGGGCTCCATGCGGTTCATGGCAAACTTCCCTTCTAGCTGCAAGCCTCTGTAAGTCTCGTTTGATGCTTGGTTAGAAACTTGACCACGTAGCAGGTCAGAGAATCCGGTGATGTTATAAAACATGTTAAGGCGCTGCTCGAAAGCGGCATACATGCTTTGTAGCCCTTTCATAAGCTCATCTACTGGAAAGTAAGCTACAAGATTTGAAAGATCGCCTCTGTTATTCATCAAAGATTGCTCAAGGTTTGGAACACCCATTCCGGTTCCTTCACCTTGTGCCCAATTCTCGCCGATCAACGGCGTCAAAGCTTTGACTGAGCTGTCGAATAGGAAGCGGATACGCACAGCTCTGGTAAGCTGCAACATTCTAGTAACGATTGAGCTGATATCGTCTAGGATATCCTGTACTTGAAAAAACTCAGGGGTTGGCCAGAAACTACGAGTTGATTGATTGATTATTAGTGGCTCTGTGCATGGGAAGAATCCAGAGAGTCCATACAAGTCAGAGTTGTCAAGGCCATCAGTAGGCTTTCCCTGCTCTTGTAACATCTGATAATTGATATCTTCCATGTCCGATGGCTGAAAGAAATCTTCTGACGCATCAGCGAACCAACGAACCTCTTTTAAAACAGAATCATGGTACTCATATACGATGATGGGCTTCTTGCCTGATTTGTAATCATGAATATCTGTTTGGGTAAGCTTATCTAGTGCTTTCTGGCCGAACTTTTCCTTAAACTCTCTGTAATTGTATGTATATTCAAATGCTAGTCGCGTTACTTTATTCCACTTGGTTACATCTGGATCGACTATTAGGTTAGGATACAGTCCTGCCTCGAAATATACCTCTTCATTATCTACTGAAACCATCTGGCCGGTTGAAAAGTACGGACCTAGATCGTCTTCTTGTACTTGCTCCTGTGGTATCTCCTGCCCATCCGGCGTTAAGAATATAGGAGGCATCTGCATTGGTGGTGCTTGATCCGGCATTGGCTGACCATCTGGCCCCATTTCAGGGGGTGGAGGCTGCTGCTCTATGACTTGGAGGCGGATCTTTTCTTCTTCTTGAACGGTTTCTGATCTGTAAAACCATCTGCCCCAACCGAAATTTGTTACAAGGAAATCGTCATTTGACGCACTAAATTCAGAAAAAGCCTCGAATGTTTTAAGGATTCCCTTAACAAATCTTTCGCCCAGGATACAGGCTGTTCGACCAAACGGATCATCTCCCTGAGTGTCTTTAAGTACGGGTATGGCAAGGCGCGCCAGTGTGATCGGCTGACGTATTTTCCAGCATGACCACCAAAGCGGAAATTTAGTCCATCGTTTGGCTCGGTCTAGTTCGTTGCCGCCGTAAAGCTTCCCTAGCTTGTTGCGCTTCTCTATCTCGTTCCAGGATCGATCAGCTATTAACTTGTAATCTTCCTGCTTTCTCTTGGCGTCAACTATGAATTGCTTTGCATCGGCAATGGTGAATGTATCACCGTCCAGCACCTGCTTATCAAGAGCAGTGCTTGGCGCGATATCATAGTCGCCTAATTCTTTCTTTTTTTTAGCCAATGTCGAGTCCTGGTAAGATATCCTTTAATGACGGTTTTAGGGTCCTTCTGTCAACCATTGCTCGTTTAACGTCGTTATCTAGATCCCTCGGTGCGTCATGCACAATCTTATGGGCCATAGCCGCAAGCCTCACACAGTCACAAATATGAGTAGCTTCCCCGTTTTCTTGTGCGTCCCACATCTTACCCTCATCAGGGTTTCTTTCGATCATGGGGATATAATCTTGACAGTATTTGCAGGACTCGAAGAACACCATCATGGGCCAGCGTTCCTCAGATCCAGCGATTAGCTTTTCTCCTGTGAGTTTCGAGCCCATTTGAGCCCATCCGTTTTTACGATCCGTGTCACCAAGAGTTAGCTTAATTCCCGCATCTTCAAACTCTTTCGCTATCGTGCGCCCACCTAAGTTATTGAATGGGAATTTATCGGTGAAGGTTGGTTGTGAATCAAAGCGTTCCTCTGTGCGATCTATGATCCCATTTGCCATATCAATATTAGACCAATCTTTAGGCGCTAGATTAGTTACAAGCTTGTCTCTATCGTTTGTGGGATGTTCTGCTTTGCAGCCGTACCACTCGCGGTAACAAACTAAGCAGCCACGCGGTAGGTATGTGTTGCCAATTTCTACACCTGGAGAGACTGCCCACCAAAGGCAGGCCCACGGTTCATATGACCCATAATCGAAGGTCCTAAACCGAAGCCAGAAATCAGGGATAACGAAGTCCTTGATCACGTGTTTGTCACTCTCCCACATCTCGAAGTAGTTGCCGGTTTGTGCGTCCCAACCATCCTCAGATAGTAGCGCCTTGGCAGTTGCAGCATCTGTTGCCTCTGTTACTCGCTCAATAGTTGCGTCTATATCCTCTGAAGGATTATCCCTAACGTTAGCGGGGATATATTGCTGTAAAAATGCGCCTACTTTTTCTATCTGATACTTAGGCCTAGATCGCACAAAGGTACGCCGAAAATATCCTTTAGATGGCCCCATTCGATTCATCAAGTATATGATCTTAGGGAATAAATGACGCCATTCTACGGGTATATTCTCCTTAGCGTCGTTGCTCATAGTCATCCAGACCTTAAGCCACTTAAGCCGCCGTTCTGGTATTTGCCCGGCCTCGTCTATAACGCGCACATGTTTGGGAATACCCTGTACTTTAGTTAGTGCCGCGTCGGTCCAGCAGTGTTCTAGTGATATTAATGAGCCATTCCAGAATCTAATTTCTGTCTGATTATGTGTAACTTTTTTGTCTTTTATCCATTGCCTTAATAACACGGGAAATCCAAAATCAGACTCCATGTACCCCGCTTTTACGTCATCTTCTCGTAAGCGCCATATATCGCATTGTAGGCCTGGAATAAGAGCGCACCAACGAATAAGGGCTAGTTTAACACCTGCTGATTTTCCTCCGCGTGTATCACCTGCCCAGAGTATTTCTGTGGCTTGAGAATCATAGAATAGCTGTTGTTTAGGGTGAAAGTCCGGGATCTGTAGGATTGAACCCATTACGTTTTATGTGGATCGCGTGATACAATCTGTAGGATTGCAGGGCCGCCGTCAGGATCGGCGCTTAATTCAATAGCCTCTTTAGCCTTTCCATAAGCATACTCAACTATCCACGTATTAGCTTTAAGCCTGATAGAATCATCTTCCGAGTACTCTGCTATATGCGTTATACGCTGATAGCTTGCAGGGGTAGCAGCCTTACATAGCTTTTTAAGTTCATTATCTTTGTGGGGACGCCCTGAAGGGTTGCCAGATTGTCCCTTAACGAATGTCACGTTGTTTATATCTTGTTTAGCAAGCGTCCCACCATGGGACAGCTAATACCCTATTATCTCAAACTTTCCCTTATCTTGTCCAGTAGATGGATCGGGTCCCGCAAAACCAGAGCTATCCTGGATAATGTGTTGCCTTAAAGCATCGTTGCGTAGCTGTAAGTTCTCGGTAGCCTCTAGTTGATATTGTAAAATCACCTGCCGATCTAAGTTATTTAAAGGC